ACCAGTATGTTGGCAGTCAAACTCTTTTTTACTGAAGTATTTCATGAATCAGCTGTTGTATATCGTTTTTAATCTCTTGGATCTTGGACTGCAACAACTGTATCTTCTTCTTGGTTTGTCTCTTCAACTCCCTGCGTAATAGACGTAGTTCCAACACCAGTGATGTTAATCTGTATTGCATTTCTTCCCGCATCTTTTACTATATCCTTTTCAAATGCAGCAACAGGAAGAATACGATCCATTACTAGCTTCCAAGCTGCCGCTTGATTTTTATGGTCAGGGTCTGTGGCTGCTTCAAAGATTGCATCCATGACTGCACGAGAGCGTGGCGAGTTCAGCATACGAGCTTTGTACTCGTTAATTATGGCTGCATCGCCTTTAGGACGACCAACTGCTCCTCTAGAACCTTTCTTTTTACTAGAAACAGAAGACTTCTTAGGGCGACCAACAGGATTCTTACGTTCTGTGTCGTTATCCATACTGTATAGATCCTTACCTAGTAGGCTTTTAGGTTTGTTTCTTATACTTGTTGTTTGTTATCTTACATTATAGTTAATATTATAACATACTTTTCTATGAAAGTCAAGATAAATCTATGTAGAAGGAGAAATATTTACAGTTTGTGCAGGGTAAATACCAAATTTACAGTGCAGATTACCTGTGCATTTACAGTGCAGACTACTTTTTTATAACAAATTGATATATAAGGACAATTAACAACAACTACTATGGCCTAATTTGACTCTTTTTTGTGTCTGAGAGGGTACTTTTACGTTTGCTGTAACGTGTAGGGGGGGCGGGGGTGTTATCTGTGCTGGGATCTGTGCAGATCAGTGCAGAGTGTGGGGCTGTGAAGGTGCTTGACAGCGGTTATCTAGTCGCTATACTGGTTGCAGATCGAGGGCAATACCGCGCTCGACTGAAACGCAAAATTTAACTGGAGTTAAAAATTATGGCTACACTGAAGACACAATCCACCGCACTCGTTAACGCATTGCACAAAGCAAAGCAGGCCGAGGCAAAGCCACTGTCAGTTCTGCTCGAATCTGCCGCAGTAGTCAATACTGCCGAGGATCTTAAAGAATTTGGCAACGCAGTTCAGGCCGGACTAATCGCTAAAGGATGGACGGAAGGCAGTGCCAATGCCCAGCGATCAAAAGCAAAGCGCATCGTCGGCACCATGTCAGCCACTGACAAAAAGATGATCGAAGCACACGGCATCAGCAACCGCGAGCAAGGCACGCAGCTGGTTCATCAGCTCGCAACCGAGGCAACCAACATCAGCGACCTCTACACGGCACTTGCACCAACCAGACCGGAAGAGCCGACCGAGGCCGACAGCGCCGAAGCGGAGCCGACAACAGACGAGCCGCTCGACAGCGAAAAGCAAACACTAGGTGACCTGCTCGATGCATTCGAAGCGGCGGCGATGCTGAACGGTTACACTCTCGACGATATCGCGGAAGCGGCGATGGAACGCTACTCGGTCGGGTTACTCGAAGCCGCATGATTGACCCCGACATTGCATGGCCGCTGATCATTGGCGGACTTATCCTCATGACCTACTGGGACATTAAAGGTCAACTCTGACACCACCAGCCCTGCCATCGCGGGGCTTTTTTATGCCTGTTAAAAAGCAGCCTCTACACTTTTCTGTATGGTGAAGCCGCTTGACTTTGTGGGTGGTGGTAGTAAAATGGTAATAGTTGGGTGGTGTTGTGCCCAGCGTTTGCAAACTTTAACTGGAGTTAAAATTATGTCAGAACGTAAAGCAATACTGCAGATTGGCTACACTCGGTTTGTTACCGACGTTGCCACAGCCCTCGTGCTGGAAGAAAGGCTATTGGAGCTTGATCAGGTAGTCGCTCGGTATCTAGACCCTGAAGTTCACAATGTCACGCCAAACGGTATGTTGTGGGTCAGAGAAGATGACCGCACACTTATTGATGTTCAGATCATGGATCGTGGTCACACCTACGTCGAGGACAGTGACTGGTATGATCGTGTCATCGAAGATCACAACGAGCGAGCGGAGGATGCGGCATCATGATTGGTCAACGTCCTTTGTTTGTTATCGCGCAGGAAATCGAAGATACATGGGGCAACGTATCGCCCTATGCTCGCCCATATCTTGACGCGATGAAATCCCTAGTCACACCAGCACAAAACTACTACGAGGATTCAGGTGTTAGTGTAGTGCTGTACTTTCTGTCCAATGCCCAGAGCTGGCGCGGCGATGATGCGCGTCGAATCAAGTCTGAACTCAAGGAGATGGTGTAATGTATACGATCAACAAAACCGAAGCGCCTCAACCTCTGAATTTCCGAAACCGTGGTAGCTACTGGCGTGACCTGTTCGAACGTATGTCGCGAAATGATTGGATTCGCGTTCCCAAAGCCCATCACGCCAGAGCAGGAGCAGCGGCTAGTGCCTATCTAAAAGGTCGTTACTCGTTGTATCGTATCGACGATAGCACAGGTGATTACTGCCTGTTAAAGCTACGTTAATCTAGCACGGGGTCAGCGATGGCCCCTTTTTAACTGGAGTTAAAACAATGAAAATACATATCACCAAAGGTAGTGGCAAAATGCAGGATATGCGTTCTATCAACACCAACACTGCCACCAATCAGTTTTGCATTGACCAATACCACATGGAGTGTGGTGGTCACAAGCGTATCTGCAAGTCATGCTACAGTTATTCAAGCTTGAATGCCTATCGCAAGAATTGTCAACCTGCATTTCAGCGTAATAGTGACATACTTGCTAGTGATCAACCTATTGACATTCCTAAACTTAATGACTTGTACTTCAGGTTTCACAGTCATGGTGAGCTGATCAACGACGATCACTTCATCAAGTATTGTGAAATAGCTGATGCTAACCCTGACACCACGTTTGCGTTGTGGACAAAGCGTGTCGAGTTTGTGCGTCGTAACAAAGTCTATATCCCTGATAATCTTATTCTTATTTATTCTAATCCTATCGTGGATCAAATCATGAAGAAGCCACCACGCGGGTTTCATCGTGTGTTCAACAACGTGTCCAAGTCGTATAGTGGCAAGGCCAACTGCACTGGACAAAAGTGCGTGGAGTGTTTAGTATGTTACAAGTTCGACACCGATAAGGTAATTGTCGAGCACGTCAAGTAAACTTAACTGGAGTTAAATATCATGGGTTGGAGAAGAAGCGAAATCGAAGTAACAAGTGTCATTAATCTGGATGACTATGACGATGAGATCATGGAGTATGTCGAGCCTGACAACATCATCGACGCTATGGAGTTGATGGACAGGTGGGGCTACAGTGATGGAGACATCATTGAGCATATGCTTGAGGAGCCTGATGCATTCTTGGCTAAGGTGTCGAACGTGCTGACAGTGGAGACTGCACTGGATATGGTTAAGGAAATTTACCAGCTTGGTCACAGTGTTCAGCTCCGTAACTTGAACGTGAAGGATAACCAGATCGCTGACCTGAAGCAGAGGGTTGAAGATTTGTTGGCGTTGAAGCATACTGTAATCAAGGAGACAAGCGATGATACACAGGACGTTTGACACTGAGCTTGACTGCCCGTGGATGACAGTATGTGCCACGATCAAGTATTCGTTTGACGAGACAACGGGTTTGGTGGATGATTACTTCATCAGAGTGCGTGGTCAGCCTGTTACTGACTGGTTTAACTCGTCTTATATTTATGATCTTATTCACGATGACATGGAGGAGAGAAGCTGATGGTAGTTGTATTCGACAACAAGTATCCAGAGTATGCAGCACCGTGTGAACGGCCTGTACTTCAGAAGCTAGTAGACCTGTGCCTGTGGGATAGCGGTAAGGTGTCAGTGTGGGACGGGGAGGAGCTGTCTGTACATGGGTGTAGTGACAAGCTACACATCCTAAAGAACCTATCGCAGACTGAGATGGATCAGCTTGAGGCATACGACAAGGATGGTAACTGTCGTGGGTGGTTCTCGTTGATCTACAACAACGGATCAGAGCGTGAGCCTATGATTGTGATCTCTGACTACAGTGCGAACGATTGGACTGAGAACGTGTACCGTAAATTAGACGAAGCCTTTGGAGGTGTTGAGGTATGACGTATCACATAATGCCTGATGAAAACTATGGTAAATATGAGATGGAAATCTGGAGGAAAGTCAAGCGGTTAGGTGACTTCAAACCAGAGGATGGAGTGAAGTACGTTGTGCGAAAGGGCGTCAAGAAGAAACCCTTTGACAAGTGGACTATCTACGAAGGTGTCAATGGTAAGCTAGTGCCTACTAACTTCTGTTATATATACGGTATGGTGAGCCTGAAGGGGAGCGACATAGGGTGAGAGACGGTATGACGCACGCGCAGATAGCGGAGGTGTTGGGCATCTCGCGTGAATCAGTACGCAACATCGAACGCAGAGCACTGTGGAAACTCAAACGGTCAGGTAAACTGGAACAGTTTTTGTGTCTCCTTGACATGGAGGTTGAGGAGTACTATGGTGAGCAGGGACGGAGAGTTAAACAGTGTGAATAGTACATTACCTTTTTCTTTTGAAATGTGTTATACTCTCTATATAGATAACTAAGTATTACTATTATTAATAATACTATTACTAATACATAGGAACTACATATGACTAAAGAGCAGATGATTGAAGAGCTAGTTGAGTACGCTGTGTTTCACGTACCAGCCAGCACGTTGATGAATATGTTTATCCAGAGTCAGCGTGAGTTGTTATCTGAACTCAGCGAAGAAGATATAACTGAGCAATACACCAGCCTGTTTGGAGAAGAGGAGTCGATACACTGATGGCATTCGTAAAACTACACCAGCAATGTGATGACTGTGGTTCTAGTGATGCGTTGTCTTACAACGATGATGGATCCAGTTATTGCTTTGCTTGTGCTACATTCACCCCGTCAGAGTCCACAGGAGCTTCTGTGAGCGCGATAAAGGATCGAGTAGTGCCCGGACAAGGGTTCGACAAAGCGGCCTTTACAGAGCCATACAGAGGCTTTCAGGACAGGGGTCTAACTGCCGATACCATGTCGGCTTACTCAGCCCAGCAGAAAGCTGGCAACATCCTATTCGGATACCACACCCCACAGGGTGAATTAACTGCAGTTAAAACACGGTATCCAGACAAACAATTCAAGATCGCAGGTGACTGGAAGAAGGCTGGCCTATATGGTCAGCACCTGTTCCCTTCTGGCGGTCAATACATAACCGTAGTGGAGGGAGAGTTCGATGCCTTGGCAGCCTATCAAATGTTTGGTGGCAAGTATCCTGTTGTGTCTATTCGTAATGGTGCCCAAGGTGCTGCTGCTGATTGCCGCAGAGCCTACGACTTTTTGGATCAGTACGATCATATTATCTTTTGCTTTGACAACGACGATCATGGCCGCTCTGCTGCTGTAGAGTGTGCTGATATCTTTGGTGGTAAGTCTAGAATCTACCATCATGGTGAACACAAGGATGCGTGTGACTACCTACTCAACGGCGACAAGGACGACTTTGTCAAGCGATGGTGGGCGGCAAAGACCTATACCCCTGATGGTATGGTGATGCTGGGTACATTGCGCGATGCATTGAAGACACCACTGGAGGAGGCAGAGGTGCGCTACCCTTACAAGGGTCTAGACGACATGACGTTTGGTGTACGTCCGACTGAGCTAGTCACCATCTGTGCTGGTTCTGGTCTGGGCAAGTCTACGTTCATGCGTGAGCTAGTGTTCTCCATACTAGCGCAGACTAATGACCGCATAGGTCTAGCCTTTCTTGAAGAAACCCCTGACCGTACTGCTCGTGGTCTGGTGGGACTGCAAATCAACAAGCCTATCCACCTTCCGGGCTGTGACTACTCACCGTCTGAGGTTGATCATGTGTTCGACAGTCTCGACCTTGATGACCGTGTAGTGTTGTGGGACACATGGGGTTCCAACAAGATAGAGAACGTGTTGGCTAGGTTCCGCTACCAAGTCAAGGTTCTTGGTGTAAAATATGTGGTGCTTGATCACATATCAATACTAGTATCAGATCAAGACAATGGTGATGAGCGCAAAGCCATCGACGAGATAATGACCAAGCTTAGAATGTTCTGTCAGGAGATGCATGTATGTATGTTTGTGGTGTCACATTTGAAACGTCCAGACGGGAAAGGCCATGAGGATGGAGCCTATACTAGTCTGGGCCAGTTGCGTGGCAGTGCAGCTATTGCTCAGTTGTCTGATATTGTACTTGGACTAGAACGGAACGCTCAAGCTGAAGACCCTATGGTGCGTAACACTACCAACGTCCGTGTGTTAAAGAACCGTTTCAGTGGACAGACTGGACCTGCTACCTCCTTGATGTATAATAAAGAAACAGGGAGGCTCACTGAGGTATTCGAATGAGATGCAAAGCTTGTGATAAGATAATGACAGACTACGAGCTAACCAAAAAGTTTGGGGGTAGTGGTGAGTTTGTTGACCTATGCAACGAGTGCAGTCGCTTCCTTGCTGATGATGACTTGACAGTTATAGGCAACCTAGACTATGCTGACCTATATGATCTTGAGGAGATAAAGTATGTCGAAGATGGGTCGTTGGATTATGACACAAGAACAGAATATGGAGATGAGGGAGAATGGCTATGAACTCTCAGGTAGACAAGAGCTTGATCTCGCCTACTACGAATACTGTGTTTATAGACATAGAGGCAGACGGCCTGAACCCTACGAAAATACACTGCGTGGTTACAAAGAGATCGAACGAAGCTCACTTGATCCACTTATCTAGAAGGAGTCTGATGGATGAGCTGGCAAAAGGCGGATCGATATGTGGGCATAACCTTATCGGGTACGACGTTCCTGTACTTTACCGGCTCTGGGGTATACGGATTCCTCAATACAGAGTTGTGGACACACTGGTACTTTCTCGTTTGTTTCATCCCGACTTGGATGGTGGTCACAGTCTTGCTGCTTGGGGAACTAGACTTGGTTTCCCTAAAGGAGAACACAGCGAATGGGAAGAGCTATCAGATGAAATGGTTGAGTACTGTAAAAGAGATGTTGACGTAACCCAACGACTTCACAATGCACTCATGTCACAGATGCAGATGTTTGGATTCAGTAAGCATTGCGTTGATCTGGAGCACAGTGTTGCGTTCATCTGCAAGGATCAGGAAGACAACGGGTTTGAGTTTGACAAGGAAGGTGCAGTTAAACTGTACGAAGAACTAACAACCCGTATGCACAGAATAGAGAACGACCTACAACGTGTGTTCCCACCTATCGTGGAGGAAAGGTACAGTGATAAGACAGGTAAGAAACTCAAGGACAAAGTTACGGTATTCAATGTCGGTAGTAGACAACAAATCGCAGATCGCCTTATTAGTAAAGGTGCAGTCTGGAAGGAACTCACTCCGTCAGGAAAACCAAAGGTCGATGAGGCTACGCTTAAAAAGCAGACTCACATTCCCGAAGCGAAGATTATACTCCGTTATCTTCTCTGTCAAAAACGAGCATCGCAAGTTGATTCGTGGGTTCAAGCAGTTGGAGAGGGTAGTAGAATACATGGGCGAGTGCGTCACATTGGAGCGGTTACCGGAAGAATGGCACACTCACAACCTAATATGGCTCAAGTACCTGCTGTAAGGGCTGAGTATGGTAAGCAGTGTCGTGAGCTGTTCACCGTTCCAGAGGGCCGTGTTCTTGTTGGTGCTGATGCCAGCGGTCTTGAACTACGTATGCTTGCACACTACATGGATGATGAATCCTACACCAACGAGATACTATCAGGTGATATACACACAGCTAACCAGACAGCCGCAGGATTAGAGACACGCGACCAAGCCAAGACGTTTATCTACGCCTTCCTATACGGTGCAGGTGACGCTAAGATAGGCAGTGTCGTAGGTGGCAGTGCGGCTCATGGTAAGCGTCTCAAGGCGGCGTTCCTAGAGAACACACCTGCGCTGGCAAAGCTACGGTCAAAGGTTATGGCTGATGCAGAGACAGGGTTCCTGACTGGACTGGACGGCAGACGTATACGTGTACGCTCCCAGCACGCGGCACTCAACACACTGTTGCAAGGTGCTGGTGCTGTGGTGATGAAGCAGGCTATCGTTATCCTGTATGATCTGCTGGGGCGTGTTGACTTCAAGCTGGTTGCACAGGTACACGATGAATGGCAAATAGAATGTAGACCAGATGACGCAGACTTCATCGGCAAGTCTTGTGTCAACGCAATGATATTCGCAGGGGAACTCCTGCAACTGAACTGTCCGTTAGACGGAGAGTATAGAGTTGGTACTAGTTGGTGCGATACACACTAGCACAATTCTATTTTATGTGGTATAATATTATGGTAAGTTTAATCAACGGAGATATTTTGTATGTCTAATGAAGCACCCAACGTAATGGTAAAGTGTGACTTGTTCTGGCCTAACCTGACTCACAAGAATGAGTTAGCTGGTAAGTACACAGTTGATCTTGCCAACCTTTCTGACGCTGCTGTCACTGCGTTGGAAGACATGGGTATCAGTATCAACAACAAAGGAGATGAGCGTGGAGCGTACATCACCTGTAAGTCGAACAACAAGTACCGAGCATTCAACCCTGACGGATCAGAGTTGCTCATCAAGGGACGCACACCCCGAGACGACATGGACGACCCAGAAGCGGGAGTCATTGTGGGTAATGGTTCCAAAGCTAAATGTCTCATCGGGTACTACGATTGGGAATACCTCAAGAAGAAAGGTCGTAGTGCCACACTCAAGCGTCTTGTGATTGATGAGGTCGTAGAGTATGCACCTGAAGTCGAAGAGATGGAAGCTCTGTGATACTGATTGATGGTGATATGCTGGTGTACCGTGTAGGGTTTGCCTGCGATGAAGAGACTGAAGAAGTCGCAACGCAGACCCTAGACAACTACCTGTCCGAGATGGTCATGGATTTGTCTGAGCACCATACATCCAGCATTGTGTACTTAACGGGTAAGGGTAACTTCAGGGACGAGGTTGCCACTACCCAACCCTACAAAGGTAATCGTGATAACAAGCGCGTACCTGTACACAAGAATCTTCTACGTGACTTTATGGTTAGTGAATGGAATGCACAGGTTGTCAACGGCATGGAAGCCGACGATGCGATTGCTATCAAGGCAACCGAGCTAAACCATGACGCCATCATCTGTTCTTTAGACAAAGACTTCAAGCAGGTTCCTTGTTCTATGTATGACTATACGAAGAAGGTTTTAACTGCAGTTAAAAAAGATGACGCAATGCGCTGGCTGTACAAGCAGGCGCTGATGGGTGATCGTGTTGACAACATACCGGGAATCTATGGAGTCGGTCCCAAGAAAGCAGACAAGATCATTGACCCATGCACAACAGAGTGGGAATGCTATAGCACTTGTCTTACTCACTATTGGGACAACGATCTGGATGAAGACAGACTAATGGAGAGTCTACAACTTCTGTATCTGTTACGCTCAGACGATGACAAGTACGAGAAGCCTAGTGAAATATGATTCTAAGTTTGAGAAAGCAGCCCATGAAATAATGCAGGGCTGCGAGTATCATCCAGAACAAACAATATTTTATTTAGTCCCTAAGCACTATGAGCCTGACTTTGTTTACACGCACCGTGGCAAGACTGTTTATATAGAGGCAAAGGGTAGGTTCCGTACATCCGAGGAGGCGCGTAAGTATGTCATCATTGCGGAGACACTTAGCTGGACGGAGGAGTTGGTATTTCTCTTCCAGAAACCAAACACCCCAATGCCGGGCTCCCGAAGAAGAAAAGATGGTACACGCTACACAATGGAAGAGTGGGCAGAGAAGCATGGATTCCGTTGGTACACTCTTGAAACAATACCTACAGGATGGAGAAGATGAGACACCTAATAATACCTGACACTCAGATAAAACCAGATCATCCTATTGACCACATGGTTTGGGCAGGGCGCTACGCTGCTGCTATAAAACCTGACGTTATCATACATCTGGGGGATCATTGGGATATGCCATCGTTGTCGTCGTATGACGTTGGTAAGAAGTCGTTTGAAGGCAGGCGTTACTCTGCTGATGTTGAAGCAGGCAACGAAGCTATGCAGGTGTTCATGGACTGCATCAGAGCAGAGCAGGCACGTATGCGTAGGATGAAGAAGAAGGTATGGAAGCCTCGCCTCATCTTCACACTAGGCAATCATGAGTACCGTATTGAACGTGCCGTGGAGAACGATGCAAAGCTAGAAGGACTGATGAGTTATGAGGATCTTAATCTCAGGGGCTGGGAAGTGTATCCGTATCTTAAGCCGATTATTGTTGACGGTGTTGCTTATTGCCATTTTTTCACTAGTGGGGTCATGGGTAGGCCAGTCACTAATGCAAAGCTACTGCTCCAGAAAAAACATATGTCATGTATCATGGGACACGTTCAAGACAGAGATATTGCATTCGACAGAAACGCAGCAGGAAAAAGAATGACTTCTCTGTTTGCTGGGATCTACTATCAGCATGACGAAGAGTATCTTAACCCACAGACTAATGGATCATGGTCTGGTCTTTGGGTACTGAACGAAGTAGACAACGGCACATTTGATGAGATGCCTGTATCTATGACATACCTGCGGGGGAAGTACGGTGCTAACTCTTGACGAAATACTGGAACGAATAGCGTCACGCTATGATGAAGTAACTATCATGGAGGCGTTAGAGATTACGTCTGAAGAGTTAGTTGAACGGTTCGCTGACAAGGTGAACACAAACAGTTGGAAGTTTGATTTAGAAGAGGAACACTATGAGTAACGAGTGGACTACTTATACAGACGACAGCATCAACAATGCAACTCCTGAACAGTGGGACAAAGCAAGCAAGACGGTGTATGGTAAGTTGGCACATCCAAGCGATGCAGCTATGAAGCGTCAAGTAGGTGGTAATCATTACAAGAAGTTTAAGATTCAACCCTTGGAGTATGCACTAGACAACGAGCTAGGTATCTGTGAACACGCAGTCGTTAAGTATGTTACTAGATGGAAAGATAAGGGTGGAATAGAAGACCTACGTAAAGCTATACACTACATTGAAGTGCTTATACAGCGAGAGATTCAATGAAAATAGTTGAAGGTCAGTTTGGAAAGAAACAAGATTCAGATATTAAAACCTCTGAGTTTTTAGCAGCACTAGCTATCCGCAGTGATGAGTACGAGAAAGAAGGAAGAGAAGTTAAATGCGTTGTGGTTATGTATGAAGACGGTGAAGTGTTTGAGCTAACCGCTACCGAACAATACCCTGATGGTGTATACTTACTCCTCGGCCTAGCAAAAGCAGCAATAGAAAACGAAACATTAGGAATCACTTAGTGAATGGACAGTCCCTGTATAAAGCATTGCAAGTTAGTTAACGACAAGTGTGCAGGGTGTCATAGAACAGTCGACGAAATAGTTAACTGGACAAGATACACAGACCAACAAAGGAGTAGCATCATTGGACGCTTATCAACAATACATACACAAAAGCCGATACGCACGATACCTACCAGACGAAAGCCGTAGGGAAACGTGGGAAGAAACAGTAGCAAGGTATGTCAACTACTTTTCGAATAAGTTTGACATCGAAGATTCTTATGATGAGATACTGACAGCCATCGACAACCTAGACGTAATGCCTAGCATGAGGGCACTGATGACTGCTGGTGAGGCGCTGGATCGTGACAACGTAGCAGGGTTTAACTGTAGTTATCTTCCGATAGATCATCCCAAAGCATTTGATGAGATGATGTACGTGTTGATGTGTGGTACAGGCGTAGGGTTTAGCGTTGAACGGCAGTACATTGCAAAGCTGCCAGAAGTAGCGGAGACATTCCATGAAACCGACACAGTTATTAATGTTGCAGATTCGAAGATCGGATGGGCGAAATCGTTTAGGGAATTGGTATCATTGTTGTACTCAGGTCAGGTTCCCCAATGGGACGTTAGCCGAGTACGACCTGCAGGTTCCACACTCAAGACTTTCGGAGGCCGTGCAAGTGGTCCTGAACCTCTCGTCGATCTCTTCAAGTTCACAGTTGAACTCTTTCAAGGAGCTTCTGGACGACGCCTTACGTCCATTGAATGCCACGATCTTTGCTGCAAGATTGCTCAAATCGTCGTCGTTGGAGGAGTCAGACGAAGCGCCCTGATCTCACTCAGCAACCTGACAGATGACAGACTACGACGCTGTAAGCACGGACAGTGGTACGTAGATGAACCACAACGAGGACTGGCTAACAACTCAGCCTGTTACACAGAAAAGCCTGACTTTGAGGCGTTCCTGAATGAATGGACAAGTTTGTATGAATCGAAATCCGGAGAACGAGGCGTCTTTTCTAGAGTGGCTAGTCAAAAACAGGCTGCAAGAAATGAGCGACGAGATGCTACCTACGATTTTGGAACTAATCCATGTAGTGAAATCATCCTCCGACCCTATCAATTCTGCAATCTATCAGAGGTTGTTGTCAGGCCGACCGATACACTCGCAAGCCTCAAACGAAAAGTACGTGTTGCAGCTATCCTTGGAACTCTACAGGCTACGTTGACTGACTTCCGCTACCTACGTAACATATGGAAAACAAACACAGAAGAAGAGGCACTACTGGGTGTAAGTCTTACAGGTATCATGGACCATCCTATCCTGTCAGGACGAGAAGATAAACCCAAACTAAAGAAGTGGCTTACGGAGATGCGTAATGAAGCTATCGTTACCAACGAGCAATGGGCTAAGAGACTGGGGATTAAACCTTCTGTCGCTATCACTGCGGTCAAGCCTAGCGGCACTGTTAGTCAGCTGGTCGATTCTGCTAGTGGTATTCACCCTCGGTACAGCAGTCAATATATTAGGCGAGTCCGTGCAGACTCTCGTGACCCACTTTGTAACGTCCTAGAGGCCGCTGGTGTCCCTGTGGAGGACGACCTAATGTCACCCAGTACTAAGGTATTCTCCTTTCCTATCGCGTCTCCTGAAGGCGCTGTGACAGCCTCAGAGATGGGTGCTATGGAGCAGCTAGAACTATGGGAAATATATCAGGACTACTGGTGTGAGCACAAGCCATCAATGACCTGCTACTATCGTGATGAGGAGTTTCTAGAAGTGGGACAGTGGCTGTACAACAAGTTTGATAAGGTGTCAGGAATATCCTTCCTTCCTTACTCAGATCATACTTATCAACAAGCCCCGTATGAACCTGTAGACAAGAAAACGTACAACCAGTTGGTCAAGGACTTTCCCAAGGAAATATCGTGGGATATAGAAGAGGCCAGCGATATGACTGAAGGGTCACAACAACTGGCCTGCACAGGTAACAACTGTGAGTTATGACATGAAGAATATAGAGTAACCGTTGCTTTTGCCTACGTCCTCTGGCTTATCCTTTGGGTCATGGGGCGTAGGTATTCCTTCAGCCTGCATCTTCTTGATGCGATCCTTAGAACGCTGACACATACTGTGATAGTCGATAGATGTATAAGAAACTGTGTGATCTTTGTCTTTCATTTTTTAACTCCAGTTAAAATTCTTCTACGTCTCTAAACCCAACAAGAAGATTCAAGCCTTGCTCCCTTACTTTCTCGTTAAACTTCCTGTTCTGTAATGACTGTAGCCATGTTTTACCAAACCTTTTGTTACCTTCTTGAATAAACTCAGCAAGTAACGCCTCATTGTTTCCGGGGTGTGATGCGTATGAAGCACCATACTCTAACAACTCTTTCTGTCTAAAAGCGTCTGAGTTTTGAAAAGTCTGTGAAGCAACAAGAGCACCAAGAGTACGCTCAACATATGGCTGTGTTATTTCTCTGAGAAGAGCAGTCTCTGCAGCACTTAGCTTAACACCGATAAAAGAAGAATCAACAGCAGGAATATTAGCCTCTGTTCTATAAATATATTTCTGTACTTCTGTTTGATTTGTAGGCGTCAGTCTAATCTTAGTAATTATCTCAAACGCACTAGCCTCTTTAGTTGACACCCCACCAACACGACTAGTGTCTAGTGGTAAACGCTCTCTAAGAAACGGAATACGTTGCTGCACTTGTTCTATTGGAGTACGTGCCAGCCTTTCTTGTCCATCAATAATACGGGCCAAGTCAGATACACCAGTAGCTACATAACCTTTAGCAATGTCAGTGCCGTAGTTTTCTAGACCGGCGGCTTTATCATACTTAAAGTAATCCATAAAGTTGATGGTACTTTCTAGTATAGTCTTGTTAGCTGTTGCGTTTAACAATGAAACCATCATGTCATCAATAAACTCAGTCAATCGGTTGTACTCAGGATCTTTAGGATCATAAGTAGCTAACTTAAAGACAGCGTCTGCCATGTCTGTGTACAAACCAAGAACAGTTCCCATAGGTTCTATTCTGTCGAAGCCTACGTACACACCATCAATAAGAACAGAACGCTCTGGTATTCCTGCTTGCTGCATACGCCTACGCTCTACAGCATCTTTAGCAGTACCTGTAACAAAAGGTAACCCGTCTTTGTTAGATAAAGCGTATAGTGTTGCAACAGGAGCAAGCACTGTTGTGCCTATTGCCACTCTTACAAACCAATCGTCCATGTTTTGAATTTGATATTGAGTTTTACCTTCAATAAGTTTTTTCTTTAAAACCTTTGGACGAAACATAGGCAAAAAAGCAAAAGGCGTATAAGACATACCATCTACTACAATGTTGTAGGGTGTCTTTGCAAAAGGAAACAGAGTGTTTAGTCCAAACGATTTAAGGTTATCAATAACCCCGTACTCTTTTCCTGTCTTTGACTTTTCTCTATTAATTACAGCAATAGCACCGGCAAGATTAAAGTTTGCGCCCTCCTTTAACGGTAGTCTTCGCTGGAACGTCATGTTCAGCGCAAACTCACGTATGTCCTCATAGGGTATGTCTTCTTTAGAAAATAAAGGTGCAAAAAATTCATTGCTCTTTTTTTCAAGAGCTAGGTTAGCCTGACGAACTGCCCTAAACTTAGCGGCCTTTGTTTGTTCTTCTGCTAGTTTAAACTCACCTTGATACCTAGAGTTGTGTACATCCATGACTTCCTTAAAATACCTAGCGTGAAGTTCACCAACATCAATGTTATTTCCCGGCATAGCCGCGTCTTTTACAGCTTGCGCTCTTGTAAGTTCTGATATACGTACAAATCTAAAAAATACTTTAGCCGCTTCGTCAATAGCAACTGCAGCTCGTTGTGGGTATGTTATCCATTGGAGTTTTTCAGGCACTTTTTGGTTTGACATATATTCTATGTCAGTAAAAAACCTAACAACTTCTTCATCTGTTAGGTTAATACCTTTAGCAAACTGTTCAGCATCAATGTCTTTAAAGTTAGAATCAGTAGAGGCCCATGATTGTATGTATGCTTTTTTAGCTTCGGCAATTAGCTGTTCTTTTGTAACACCTCGGGATCTAGCAACAAGATTAATATCTGATGCTATGTCAGAAGCAATACCTGTACGCATAGCTGAAGCAAAGTATCTAGCCATGTTAGTAAACAACTGAGCATCTCTGCCCATTACTGCCATAAAAGCAGCAACGCTGTTTGTTACACCGTTTCTAATCATAGACTTAGGCGCGTGAATAACACCTTGACTCATAGCACTAGCAATGTTAGCCCCAAACATACCCGTAGAAGCTAACAACGAGTTAGTGTACATACTTCCCAGAATAGAAGAAATGCTCCACTGTTTAGTACCTGCGTTGTTAAGCAAACCACGAACAATATCAGGGCGCAAAGTAGTAAACTCGTCAGGCAGAGAATCTACTGCACTGAGTAAACGATCTACTGCTTCCTCACATTCTTTTGATATAACTTTTCTAGACACAATCTACTCCAAATAGATTAGTAATCAGTTTACCTTCGTCAACACGCCTTGTATTTTCAGCAGTAAAACGCTTAGTCTTCTTAGCCTGTGTTAAAATATGAGAAGCTGCAGTACCGTTTGTTCTACGCAAGTCAGCAACATAAGTATTTAAGTACAGATCCTGAACTAAATTAACCATATCTTCGCTATCTGCTAGACCTTCTTTCTTTAACTTACGCATTTGACGCAGTATCTGATCTACTCGTTGCTCTGCTTCAAGAAACAAAGGACGCAACGCTTCCATTTCCTCTGCCGTAAAAATACGCTTAGTGTCCATCAACATATCTAACAGCGTATCATACTCTCTGGCAATAAAACCTTCTTGTTTTAGTATACGCGCAGCGTCTTCTAGATTTTCAAAAGTAAAGCTGTCAATACTTGGTAAGTTTTCGGCAGTCCATAAGGCATCTTCTTCGTCTAGTCCCATTTGTTGCGCTCTCTGAAACTGACGCCGTTGTTCTGTTGCTTCAGCCAAAACTGCTCTACGTCCTTTTTCTTCTGCAGTCATTGGCTCGTCACGCCCTACGTCAACACCTCTAGGATCTTCTGCTCTTGTACGTGCAGTAGACTCAGCCATTGTACCTGCTTTGATAGCTTGTGCTTCATCAACGCCAATAGCAACTTCACTTGCGTACTGTACAGAAGGACGAACACCAGCAGAAGACAGTGTGGGTGGAGCGTCTAAACCAATACGAGGACTAGCACCACTCGATAACTGAATGTAGTTTATTTTGTTTGCTGCATCAGTTACAGGATCGCCAGTAGGTCTAGGAGGAGGAAGAACAAATTCAATCTCTGCCCCAGTAGTATTATGTACGTCAATCCTATCTTTAACGGCTGCTAACTGTCGTGGATTGTCATAAAGTTTACCGTTAACTTGAACGCGGTATCCACCGTTAGGAGCAAAGTCAAGACCCGTAAGAGTATCAACTTCTGTTTCTATTTCTTGTATACGTCGCTCTGCTCTATTAATACGAGCTTTTGCACCAGCCTGTCCCGGTTGCAATTCAGCAGAGCGGGCCGCTAACCTGCTAATTTGGTTTTCTAGCTGTACGACCTGCTCGTTTACTTCCTTAGACTTTTTGTTAGCACGATTAAGTTCGTTTGTTCTAGCTTGCTCTAACTTCTTAATTTGTGATTCAATAGGCTTACGCTTTTTACGTCCAGCCGTAGCAGCCTTAGATTTAAGATCCGATATTTGCATATCAATGTTTTGAATCTTAAGAGTAGAAGGAGTAGACTGAGTAACCTGCGGTTCAATATCAACAGTAGCAGTTGTTACTGGAGTTTGCTTAGGCTGAACACGCCCACCAGATAAAGTTTGTGGTACAGGTTGTGGTGCAAGCTTAGGGGGAACCACAGGTTCTGGTGCTTTACGTGAAAGAACTTGAGCAGTTTTTGCAACACCAGCAGGAACAGCAGTAATACCGCCTCCTAATGCAGCGCCAAACATAGTGTTACGTACACGACTATCACCAAACTCTTCATACGTTGGAACTAACGCGCCAGCAGTACCGCCTGCAAAACCACCTCCAACGACAGACCCCGCAAGCGGTTTTCCACGAGCTACAAGCATACCAGCCTTAAGAGCAGGCGCAGTAGCTGCACCAGTAACGGGATCTGCAAAACCGCCCGCTGCTAGACCACCAATGTATTCAGGCATTGCACCTTCTCGTGATACTTCTACACGATTACGAAACTCTTCAGCAAAAGTATTTTTGTCTATTGCCCCTAGTGTTTTTAAAGAGTCTAAAGCACCTTCTTCAAAACCAATCTCTAACGCTCTTGACGGACGAGTAATAGGAACAGCAGGCACACCACCACGCCCAGAAGCTTCGACATTGTACTGAGTCTTTTCATCTTCCGTTCTAGGGCCGCGACGTTTAGCCTCTAAAGCTACCGCTGCGTTAACTATCCGAGGACGTAGTTGCTCTGGTATAGAATCAACTGGTGTATCACTAAATAAAACAATTAACGCCTCATCAGGTATTTGTTCAACCGGCGTGTCTTTGTATTTTT